AAGTAATAGCACCGGGCCGCACTGTTAAGCGCATTCGTGCATTGGTGGCTATTTCGTACTTTGTTACTCCCAGTGCATTGGGTGGATACATTGAAAGCGAGAAAAATCTTGATGTGACCGGCGATGCGTGGGTGTCCGGCGATGCGCGGGTGTCCGGCGATGCGTGGGTGTACGGCGATGCGTGGGTGTACGGCGATGCGTGGGTGTCCGGCGATGCGCGGGTGTCCGGCGATGCGTGGGTGTACGGCGATGCGTGGGTGTACGGCAATGCGCAGGTGTACGGCGATGCGCGGGTGTCCGGCGATGCGTGGGTGTACGGCGATGCGTGGGTGTACGGCGATGCGCGGGTGTCCGGCAATGCGTGGGTGTACGGCGATGCGCGGGTGTCCGGCAATGCGCAGGTGTACGGCGATGCGCGGGTGTCCGGCGATGGCTTGATTTTTTGGGCTTCAAAAGTCGGCATTGAAAACGGCACGCTGACCGTCTACAACACAAAAGACAACGAATTAGAAGTAACTCGCGGATGCTTCAAAGGTTCCGTTGATGAGTTTTTATCTGCGTCTGAGGAAAAGCACGACGAACAAATGCACCTTGAATATAGACTTTTGATTGAAATCGCACATAGCCGAATCACACGCGCACGGAAGTATGCAAATTGAAAACAATCAACGTAAGCGAAGACGCACTAAACACCATCAAGCGCATGGCAGAGGAGCGTGAGCAGGAGATCGAGATTTTGCGAGAGAGTTTGAGAGCTATTCGGGACATTGCGGCCAACCAATTAGCGGTGAAGCCGTGTGCAATAGTCTGGGACATCTGCAATAAAAACTTATGCGAGTGACACTGCACAACCGGCAACAGGCTCACACGGCTTTTATTGCGACCTATGAGAAAGCAAAAGAAGGGATACAGGCTGGAAAAAAGCTGGTGCTATCGCTGACAGAGGAAAGCAAAACCCGCGAACAAGAGCAGAAATACCATGCAATGATTGGCGAGATTGCCAAGCAAGCGCAGCATCTAGGCGCAACATGGGATTCAGAAGACTGGAAACGGTTGTTAGTGCAAAAGTTTTGCAAGGATTACAAAATGGCTGGTGGTCGCATCATTCCGAACCTAGACGGTGACGGAATTGTGCAACTAGACTTTCAAACCCGAAAGTTCACCAAAGAGCAGGGTAGTCAGTTTATCGAGTGGCTTCACGCATGGGGCGCGGAGCATGGGATCGTTTTTAAGGAGTGAGGCATGGAAAATGGACAGCTAAAGAACGACGAAAAGGCAAAGTTTCCATATCGCAAGCTTGTTTTTGAATTTGGATGGGAGAAACGAGTCCCAATTTTTGCGTTTGGCTTTGCATCTCCATCTGAATTGGTTTTGATTATTTGGCCAATCAAGTTTTGCCTTGCGCTTAGGTATTGAACTGCACCATGACCAAAGACGAAAAGCGCCATAAAGCAAAGCTGGCAGACATGGCCTGCATCATTTGTGAGCGCATCTATGGGCAACACGCTGGCGGCAATGTTGAGCTACACCACTTGAGGACTGGAGGATGGGGGAAAGGCGACTACAAGACGCTTATTCCGCTATGTTTCAACCATCATAGAGGCGCAGAGGGCATCCACACGCTAGGGACAAAAGAATGGGCGCGGCATTTTGACGTTAGCCAGCAGGATTTACTAAACGAGATTTTGGAGAGAACAAGTGCGTAAGCAGTGCAAGCGAAAAGTCTATCAACTAATGAACCCTATAAGCCTCGCAATCGAGGGAGCCTGCATTACCCCTGACGCACCACTATCAGAGCTACAGAGAGGCGAACAAGCCTACCTAGACGCCCTTGTAGCGGGAGTGGATGACCTGAATGGATATTACGGACTGTGTGCAATGCTTGGAGTAGCAGAGACTATGGCCCGTAACGGCATCGGCCCCGAAGTGACGCAGGCTTGCAAAGTGGCTGAGTTTTCGCTGATTAAGATGAAAAACCGCTATGACCGATGGGGTAAGTGGGACATCACTGAAGGCGAAAAGCACTCAATCCGAGAGCTTATGGAATGGCATCACCTACAGCGCACAAGCGTAAGCCGTGGTGAGTATGAGAAATTTATCGCAAAAGCGACTAACAGAATGCGCAGCAAAGCGCCGGAGGTGGTGGCGGTATGACTGATTTAATTGAACTGCGCAAGCTGGCAGAGGATGCGACACAAGGCGAGTGGTGTGCAAAACTAGAACAATGCCCATACCCTAACTGGTACTTAATTTATTCTGAACAGGTAGACCCCCCGCTTATCGTGCAGGTTTTGCGCGGGAGTTCTATTGCAGGGATTGCCTCCCATTCTGATTCGTACACAGAGAAAACGCCTCGAGCAGTTGCCGCACATGCAAACGCCGCCTACATTGCAGCAGCCAACCCAGCCACTGTTATCACATTGTTAGACCAACTTCAAGCGCTAGAGCAGGAAGTTGAAGAGATAAAGTCATTCTGGAAAGAGGCAATGCTTAGAAACCGTAACATGTTGGACGAGCTGCAAACCTTAAAGGCGCAGATGAAACAAATCAGCGACAACAACATAGGCCAACTAATTGAAACATCGCAAAACCTAGGGCTGTACGACAAATGACCATGGAAATAGTCTATAACTGTATGCTCTCAGGCATTACAGACCGTGAGCGCATCGTCAAGAAAACAGGCATGAGCAGGCGACAGGTGCAGGCCGCATTGAGTAGCCTGTATCGGCAAGGTAAGCTGGCTGTGGCAAGTGTAGAGACCATCGGCAGGAACAAGCAGTATACCTATACGGTAGGGCAAAAGCCGAGCATTTTTAGTAACGTAAATTCAATTTTTAACGTGGGAGTTTTATGAGCACATCAGATGGTGTTTTCGTAGTGTTTTTGATGGTTATTGTTGTTTTCTGTTTTTCCATGCTTGGATTTATCAGTGGACAGGAATCAGGCTCTAAAAAAGCATGCCAATCCGTAAAGCTTGAATGGGTGCAGGATAAGTGCATGAAAGTAACTAGGGAGGCTGTATGAACTGCAAGCAAGGTGATTTAGCGATTTTGATTAAGAGCTATGCAGGCAATGAAGGAAAGATTGTTCGATGCATTGCACATGTCCGCCGTGATTTTGCTTATGAGGGGGTAGTAGATGCGTGGATTACAGAGCCAATGCTCACAAACATAGATGGCGAAGAAATCCCAACAACAGACCATCGTTTGAGCCCAATCCGAGACAATGATGGAGAGGATGAGACATTGCAATGGGCACCAGTTCCCACGAAGGAGAAAGCATGAACGAAGAACGCGAAGACCGTGAACTAGACGCGCTACTAGCTGGAGGCTTGTTCGGAGTAGCGTTTGCTTTTACGATAGTGGGCGCAATTATTTTGCTAAACCTAGGGTAAACCCTAATATGCAGACGAAAAACAAGCGCTATGATTGAGCCATCAACAACGCAACCGGAGAGAAATCATGACAACAACACAAGCAAAACAAATGAAATACGGTGTAAAAGTGATGTACCACGCAACACCAGCAATTGTTCAGCGCGTATCTTCAAACGGTGTATATGTTAGTTATGAGCGCCGAGGCGAATACATCACTGAGAAGGTTTCAGCACGTTATTTGGAGTTGATTTAATGAAAGAATTTTTATCAGACCCTTCAAGGGTATTTAATGCAATTTCAATATTTCTTGTTGGAGTAATTGTTGGTTTGTTTTTAAACTGCTAAAATAGAACAAAGGGCAGGCTCAAGTGTCTCCCTCCGGCAGTCTCAATCCTAGACTGGACAATTCTCTCAAGTGCGACCACTGACAGCCCGATTGTTTTGGCAGTGCAAGCATCAAAAGCGCCGAGCCTTAAACATAAGCGCAATTGTGAGAATGGATGTGTTATCAAAGCGGCGGCGTGGAAGGACACGCAACAGCCAATCATCGCAGAGCTCCATGGTAGGGCGATGACGGGGTTTGATACCTTGTTGCACAAGGTTACTCGAAAGGGGCGTAAAGCTGGTATCAAGCCCAGCACGCTTTGATAACACTATGAAACCAGAAGACAAAAAAGACCTATCGCAATTCCTGCGTATTTCGGAAACACCTCCGAAGTACCGGATATGCGCTTTATGTCTAGAGGAAGTAGAAAGAGAAACGTATGACCAGCACATGCGAGACCATGGATATGAAATTCTCGAAGTGACGCCCATGAAATAAGCCGCTTGGCATCTTCGATGCAGCTAAAGCAGGAGGCTTACTTGATGGTGAATGCGTAGGCTGATACGAGGCGGGAAGGTTAAATCGAGCCGCTCCCAGAAATGGGCTGACCGCCGCAGCGTCGCGGGTAAACGATGCAAAGCCAGAGATCAGCACTGGCCACCATCAACTATCACGCATGCGGATTGAACTAGCAGCAAGTCGGTGAAAGCCCGGCACAGTCCGCAGCCGTGATGGTGTAACTCAGTGAGAGCGGGGTCTAATAGGCTTCAGCCCGAGGGTGATCGGGATGGTAAACGCCAGCGCAGGTAAACCCCTGCCGCCATCAACACAAAAGCACAAACCATGCCTATAATTGAACATCACGGAAAACCCGAGGTGCCCAATGTCTGAAAACAACAACCCGAAACAAACGCGCAAAGGTAAGACGAACAATCCTAACGGTAGACCCGCAGGAACGCCCAACAAGGCGACAACGCAAGCGCGTGAGGCCATAGCCCTATTCGTAGACGGAAACGCTCATAGGCTCTCTGAATGGCTCGATCAAGTGGCGCATGGAATCCCAGATCAAGACGTAAAGCCTAACCCAGCAAAGGCGTTTGAGTTGTTTCAGTCCGTAGTGGAGTATCACATCCCTAAGTTAGCGCGCACAGAGATGGCAAACGCTGACGACAAGGCTTTTGAGACAGTCAACCGAGTGCAGTTCGAGATTGTCAACCCTCAAACTTAAAGTACCGGCAAAACTAGCCCCATTACTCCAGCCAAAGCGCTACAAGGGCGCATACGGTGGGCGAGGTGGGGCTAAGTCGCATTTCTTCGCAGAGCAGATCGTATGCCAAGCCCTAACGGGTAAGCGCATCGTATGTCTGCGAGAGGTGCAGATCAGCATCAAGGAATCTGTTAAGCAGCTCATTGTGGACAAAATCATAGGCATGGGCCTAGATTCGCAGTTCACCATTCTGGAATCAGAGATACGAGGGCCGCACGATAGCCTAATCATCTTCAAGGGCTTGCAGTCTTTCAATGCTGCGAATATCAAGTCTCTAGAAGGCTTTGATATTGCATGGGTAGAGGAAGCCCAGACCCTTAGCCAGCACTCGCTAGACCTGTTACGGCCTACCATCCGTAAGCCCGGCTCTGAACTGTGGTTTAGCTGGAATCCACGTTACAAGACAGACGCAGTAGACAAGTTCTTTCGCAAAGACAAGCGAGAGGACGCTATCTGCATCATGATTAACTGGTACGACAATCCATGGTTTAAAGGCACGCCACTCTACGCGGATATGCTGGCAGACTTTGAAGCCGATGAGGACAAAGCCGAGCATGTATGGAATGGGGCGTATGGCTCAAGCCAAGGCGCTATTCTGGCTAAGTGGGTGGGACAAGCCGAACGAGAGGGACGAATCCACGATGGCGTAGAGTACGACCCAGACGGGGCGAAGATTGTCATATCGTCTGACCTTGGTTTCAGGGATACAACCGCATGGTGGTTCTGGCAATCAGTGCCTGGCGGGTTTAACCTTGTGGACTACACGCAGGGCAACGGAATGGACGCCGATGACTGGATACCCGAGCTAAGAGACAAGCTCTCTGATATTGGTGGTCGCAATTGCCTAGGGAAGATATGGCTACCGTCTGACGCACGGGCTAAAACATTCCAAAGCAAGCACACGGCCATTGAGCGATTCATTGCGGCATTTGGGCACGACAAACTAGCGATAGTCCCGCAGTCTCGCAAGTCAGACCAGATCGAGGCCGCACGAACCACAATCAAGAAGTGCGCATTCCATAAGACCAAGTGCGAGGAAGGCATAGACGGGCTAATGGCGTGGGAGTTCGTCTACAACGAAGAATCAGGCGTATTTAGCCGAGAGCCTAACCACAATTGGGCATCACATCCGAGCGATGGATTTGCCTATGGGTGTCAAGTAATGTCGCAAGTTGTCGCAAAAGAACCCGAAAAACCCGCAGAATTTGCCATAAAAGGCGTAAATGGGCGCATAATCACCCAAACCCTAGATAAACTCTGGGCAGAAACCCCTACAAAGCGCGAGAGGTTCTAATGCTCCAAGCAATCATTCAAGCCCTGAGAACATCCAATCCCGAGCTAGGCGGCATGGCTGGACAGGCACAAAAGACACTGGCCGTTACCCCTGAATATCGGGCGTATCAGCTTGCCAAGCAGGAAAACGGACAAGCTCCCGTAAGCCTTGAATCATTCATGAAGGGTGAGCGATGAGCGTTCTATCCGTCATCAATGGTCAAGTGCAGTTAGGCACAGCAGCACCCGCAGTGACTGACACATTCCAAAACGGAATTCTCACATCCACCGCAGGATTGAACCGAGCTATCGTTACTGGTGGTGATGAATACTGCAACGGCCTATTGTTGACAGACGCAGGGCAGGTGCGCTACTTTGATGCCACGGCAGGCTTACCCGCAGACGTGCAATGGTCCGATGGCCTTCCTTTGTCTGCTAGTGGGTTGTGCATCTCTACCGGCCCCGCTGTAACCTATGCAAACGGCATTCCCTTTGCTGCTAATGGCGCGGTATCTGCCGCGATTACCCCATGACAGAAGACGAAATCAACCTAGTAGACGAACACCGCCGCTGGACGCAAGAGCTGAAACTCGCAGCCGACGAGGATAAGAAGTGGCAGAGGCGTGGTGACAAAATCGTCAAGCGCTATCGTGATGAGCGCCAAGGCTGGAGCGATTCCGGAAAGCGCTATAACATCCTTTGGGCAAACATCCAGACAATGCTCCCCGCCTTGTATGGCCGTACACCACGCGCACAAGTAGAACGCCGTTGGAAAGACAAAGACCCCGTAGGCCGCACAGCTTCGGTCATTCTTGAACGCGCACTTCAATACGAGATCGACCACTATGGTGACTTCGATAACACGAATAAACATGCGGTACTTGATCGGCTACTGCCGGGACGCGGAACAGCGTGGGTTCGATTTGAAACGAAGGAAGTGGCGGAAGCAGAGGTAATCGAGCAGCCAGTCGAGGATGTGCTGGGCGAGCAGCCCGACATGACCTATGAATGCACTCCCACTGACTACGTTTTCTGGAAAGATTTTCGCTGCTCTCCCGCTCGGACATGGGATGAGGTGGTATGGGTAGCCCGTCGTATTTACATGAGCCGTGCAGACGGTGTAAAGCGCTTTGGCGAGGACTTTAAAGAAGTACCACTTGCCCATGAGCCTATCGGCCTCGATGACCTGAGCAAAACAGGCGCAAGCCAAGCCGAGCAAGAGAGCCTGAAAAAGGCCATTGTCTGGGAAATCTGGAGTAAGAACGACAAGCGAGTCTACTGGGTTGCCGAGGGGCACAACAAGCTATTGGATAGCAAGGAAGACCCCTACGGGCTAGACAACTTCTGGCCCTGCCCTAAACCTCTTTTCGCTACCCAGACGACAGATACCCTAGTTCCCGTACCTGATTACGCGCTATACCAAGACCAAGCCGAAGAAATCGACATGCTGACGCAGCGAATCGGTATGCTCACTGAGGCGCTGAAGGTTGTAGGCGTGTTCGACGCAAGCCAGCCAGCTATTGCGCGCATGCTGAATGAGGGCGTGAACAATACTCTCATCGGCGTGGATTCGTGGGCGGCATTTGGCGAGAAGGGTGGGCTAAAAGGAACGGTAGACTTCCTGCCTCTTGACCAAGTAGTCATGGCTTTAACCCACTGCTACACAGCCCGAGAGCAGGCCAAACAGGTGGTGTACGAAGTCACCGGCCTGTCAGACATCATCCGAGGCGCGTCTATGGCCTCCGAGACTGCTACAGCCCAGCAGATTAAAAGCCAATATGCCTCGCTCCGCTTGAAGCGTATGCAGACCGAAGTGGCTCAATTCTGCTCTGAGTTGCTACGCATCAAAGCTCAGATGATGTGTGACCTGTACAGCCCTGATAGCCTGATTCAAATGTCTGGCATTCTGGGAACGGATGACGCGCAATATGCCGAGCAAGCAATCGCACTGATTAAACAGGAACCCGCACGTTCATTCCGCATCGAAGTTGCCGCTGACTCTCTGGTGGAAATGGATGAGATTGGCGAAAAGCAGAGCCGCACGGAGTTTATG